CTTATAAAATCTGTTAGACCTGAAAAAAAAGTATTACCAAATATTAGACCACCTGAAAGAAAATTATATAACCCTTTTGTTAATCTGTATAATATCACATAAATTTTATTAAATTTTAAAATTTATTATATTTTATAAATATAATAATGGATAATCATAAACCAATTAAAATATTAAAAGTTAAAGATAGAGATAATAAAATTAAATTACCTCGTGAAATGAATTCTTATTTGCCACAGATGAAAGGCGAGGTCATTATGGTCGTTGCACCTATTGCACAAGGTAAATGTTTATGTCCTAATCAATTAGTAGAATTAAAAAACTCTAAAAAAAAATTGAAGGATATTAAAATTGGAGATTTAATAAATTCTAAAAATGGTTTTGTTAAAGTTAAAAATATTTTTCATAATGGAAAAAAAGAATGTTATGAAATTTTTTTAAAAAATAATACTAAAATAATTGCTACATTAGAACATAAAATAGAAACTCAAAATGGAATGAAACCTATAAAAGAAATAGAAAATGATTATATATTATGTAAAACGGGTTATACTCAAATTAATTATATTAATTATTATGATGAAATAGAAACTATTGATTTAGAAATAGACCATATAGAACATAGTTTCTTTTGTAATGATATTTCTGTATCTAATAGTAATTTTGTTAGCAACTGGTTTTTAAATCCTGAACTTGCACAAGGTATGTTTGATACTATATATTTTTTGAGTAATACAGCACACCAAGACGATACAAGTCGCTTTTTAATTGATGAACCAAATGTTATAGTGTTTGATGATTTAAATTCTGCAAAAGTTGATGATATTATTGATAATATTATAGAGACACAAAAACAATATGAAAAAAAAGATATGCCAAGAATAGCAATAATTTTTGATGATATTATAGGTTCTTTAAGTATTCATAATAGCAAAGCATTTAGTATAGCAAGTCGTGCAAGACATTATAATATTCTCAATTTATTTTATATTGTTCAAAAATTCAAATCTGTTAATAATGTAGTTAGAAATAACATAACGCATTTAATAACATTTGCAGGTATTTACAATAATGGTGAATTAAAAGCATTAGAAGATGAATTTTCAAGCGTTGGTGGTAATGAAGGTTTCACATCTTTATATAAAAGAGAAGTACAATCAAAAAAATATAATTTCTTATATGGTAATTTACAAACTGGCAAAACTTATTTAAATTTTGATAAATTATTAAATTCTAATTTTACAAATGAAACAGAATAAATCAAAATTATTTTTTTATATTTTATTTAATTTTAAATTATAAAATATATCAATTTATATAAAAATGAATTCATTTCTACAAGAACAAATTTCATCAAGAAGTGCTAATACATCTCAAATAGCAGAGATGACAAACACAACAAAAGGTAGATATTTTGACGATTGGAAAGAGCAAGTTGCTCGTGATTATCAAACAAAATTAGAAAATTATGCTGATGAACTTAACACTGATATTAATAAAGAAATTGCTGCTCGCAGTGAGGGTATTAGTGTTCTATCAAATGCACCAGTTTTTTATCAAGGTGGTAAGGAACTTTATGGCGTATTACCAGAGACAGCACAAAAACCATTTGATTATGTTGGAGAACAAGCACTTAAAGGAGTTAATGCTGCTATGGATAGATTAGGTATTTCAGAAGAAAATCTTAATACATTTAGAAATATTGCCGGAGATGTTAGAGAAGGTAATTTAGAAAGTTTAGCACAACATATTAGAAATACAAGTTCAAGAGCAATGCAAACAGAAGGAGAAGATTCTGCATTAAATACAACTGAAAATGGTATTCCAATTTCTAATGTAGAAGGTCAAGGTACAAGAGTAAATCTATTAGATATGGAGGCAGCAGGAATTGATACAAGAAATATAACTCCTCAATCTGTTTTAGAAAGTCAATCACAAACAGATTTAGGAAATGAAACTTCTGCTGAACACGAATTATTTTCACCAGAAGAAAATATTGGTGATGGTACAGATGCTGTTGAAAGTGGTGCTGCTGCTGTTGGTGAAAGTGCTGGTGCTCTTGCTGGTGAAGAAACTGGTGCTCTTGTTGCTGATGAAGCCCTTGCTGATACTGGAATTGGGGCCCCTGTTGCTGCATTAGGTGCTGCGGCAATTGGTATTGGATTTGGTTTATCTGAACTTTTTGGCCATCATAGTCATCACCCAACTAAACCACAAGCAATTCAATCGGCAGGTATGCCAATTCAAACTCAATATAATATAGGAAAATCAATTTTACCAACAAGTTCATCAATTTCAAATGTGGTTTCTGGAACTTCTACATTTTAAAATAATAAATATTATTTAAATTTAGAATTATTTTTTTTATTTTTTTATATAATATTATTATAAAATAAAAATGGAAAACGAATACGTAGCAAATCAAAATTCTCTTTTTATACCAACCAAATCTCTAAAAGTATTCCCTGATGCACAAGGAGTAGATATTAAACCTAATGGAAAAGGTACTTCTCAAACAATTTTTACACTTCCATCTCATCTAAATTTTATTAACCCTGAAACTTTTCGTCTTCGTTATAATCTAACATTTTCGGGGCGCGGTATGCCAAAACCCAATGCTGTTGCCGGTGTAAGTTCTCTATGGAGACATATGAGATTACAAACTCAAAATGGTCTTCATCTTTGTGAAGAAGTTGAAGATTATTCTTCACGCGTTGCGATGGAATATTCATACGCGCAAGATGATGGTAAAATACACGATAGAGAATTAAATGAAGGACTTTCACTAACAGACAATTCAGCACAACAATTATTTTGGGCTTCTCAGAATTTACCATCTGCTACTATAACAACTGCTAATGTAGCAAAGAAAGTTGCTATTTCACAACCATTATGGTCGGGTCTTCTCGGTGAAAGTTCAAGTGTTCTACCCGTTGCTGCTCTTGGTGGATTGAAACTCACTATGGAAACAAACAATCTAATGAAATCTATTAAACTCGCAAATGATAGCAGCGTGAATGGTGATAAACGTGGTGTAATTGATACTGCTGGTGTTGCTGCTGGTGCTTGGAATAATGCATCTTTAAATCATATCCAAGATGTACCATTAAAGCAACTTGAATCACAAGATTCTGGTTTTGAAATCGGTGATGCTCTATATTATCAAAATAATGTGCTAATCGGTCTCGTTGTTGGTATTAAATCTGCTGGTGGCAAAATGGTTTTAGAAGTAAGAGGTGCACAAAATGCCAGTACCAATGGTCCTGCTCTTGTAGAGGATAATATTGTATTTACATTACCACAAGACAGGTTCGAGGGGTGGACACCCTCAGTTAATATGCGAGGTACTGGCACTATACCCGCTGCTATTACACTTGCAAACCAAGAAGCACCTAAAAAGATTGATTATACTATTACAGAATTAGAAGCTATTGTAGAACAAGTACAACCTCCTGAAAGTTATATTCAAGATTTAGTAAGAAAAATAAATTCAAGCGAAGGTCTTGTTATGAATTATAAAAATGTTTCGCTATTTAAAATTAATCAAGTAGGCAGCAATGGCTTACTAAATTCCAGTATTCCAAATACCGCCAAACGAGTTTATAGCATTAATGCGATGCCATTAAATGCTACTGATACTTATGATGGTAATAATTTAACTTGCGTAGGCGGCGATGGTGCTCAAAGTTATCAATTTGTAATTAACGATACGCTAACACCCGACCAAAGATGCAGTCTTCGCCGTATGTCATTGACTCCACCAAATGTTGAACAATTACATCTTCAAGAGCTCAGAAAATCTCTTATGAATTCTGGTGTATTTGTTAGAAATCTACAAAATGCTGAAAAAAATTTCGTAATTGGTAGAGCAGTATCAATGTATGGTTCTGTTTCTGATATTACTAAATCTGATTTAAGTTTAAGAATTGAATATTCTGGTGCAGTAAGACAAAAAACTCTAAATGTGTATGTATGCTCTGCAAGAACATTAGTTGTTCGTAATAATGAAATACAAGTTATTAATTAATTATTTTATTTAATTTTATTTTTTTTTAATATTTATATTATATAAATAAAATGACTATAATATCACAACAGAAAAATGAAGTACTCCCATTGAATATGCCACAAAATAATGAATACTCGTTTAAAAATGGCTCGTCGATTTGTCAAATTTTAATACCAGAATCGCCTACAATGGTACTAACTGATACAATTAAATTAAACGGAAAATTAAGATTGAATAAATCTACATCAACTTTTAGCACACCTGTATTTCCTGATAATGCTAATCGCAAAGGCACTGGTGCTTATGCTCTTCGTCTCAATGAAAGAGTTGGTATAAATTCTCTATTTGAAAATATCACAATTTCAGGTTTAGGTGCTGGCGGTCAAACCCTTGAATCTATTAGAAATGTTGGACGACTACTATCTTTAACAAAACCATTAACACACGAACAACACGAATTTGATGGTCATTTGCAAGGTCAAGACCCTGCTGTTGCTTCTCGTTCTTTATTAGGAGCAGTAGAATGTAACACCGAAGTATTCTTCTCAATGCCGTTAGAAGTTGGTATGTTCTCTGGACAACAAGCGATACCAATCGGTATGAACGGCACTCGGGGATTACAAGTATTACTACAACTCGCAAGCGATTCCAATGCTCTAATTTGTAGTGAGGCTGACAAAAATGGAGTATTTTATTCTCTTGTAGATGTATCGCTAACTTACGATACTCTTGTTTTTGACGCTGAAACCAGTGAAGAGATGATGAGAGCAAAAACAGGTGTAATGGAATACAATTCTTGGTCGCATCAATATTCTGTTATTAATTCTTCTGATGCTCAACTAAATCTCAATTTTGGTACTAAAAATACTCTATCTGTTATTTCTAATACAATACCAACAACTCATATTAATAATGTTGATAAAGATGGATTCAGTACAGATAATTTTAAAAATTCTACCACCGACCCTTATGATTCAGATGTAAAATTAAATAAACTTACATTCATTAAAGATGGTATTAAAGCACCTCTCGATTATGAAATTAATTCAAAAGACCAATCAGATGATAATCGACCAAGGGTAGAAGTTATTAATAATCTAAAAAATGCTATGAATACTCAATCATCGGCACGAACTCTTGTTTCTGTAAATACTGAAAATGATTTAAAAACTAAAATAAATTTACTCGGTCAAGAGGTTGCATTACTTGACCCAGCAGTAAGTGTTGAAACTCAAAGTAATCCAATTTTTGGTCTGGGTATCAACGAGGACCCACTAACAAAAGTCGGTAGAGATTTCAGCACATCAACTTACTCTGTTAGAATTGAAAGTGATTTAAATGGTTCGTCTCCCAATTCTGTAAATACATTTTCATTATCAAAAAATGTATTAACTTATTCACCACAAGGAATTTCAGTAAGTTCGTAAATTATTTTATTTAATTTTATTTTTTTTTAATATTTATATAATATAAATAAAATGAATAAATCTCAAATACCCGATGTACTAAAACCAGTTTCAAGAACTACTATGAGTAATGTTGATATTTTTACAAGTGTTTTAGAACCAGTAAATAAAAGTCAAAAAAGAGTCATTTTCAATTTGCGCCAACAAGGCATACTAAATGCTGGTTCTCGTCTTGTTATGTCTCTTCATACTACAAATGCCGTTGCAGGTTCTGCTTATTTACCAGTTGGTGCTGGTATAGGTGCTTGCATAGATAGTGCTATTCTTCGAGTGGGCACTCGGGTTATTGCTAAAACAGAAAATTTTGGTCATTATTATATGGCTAAACGAAGTGTTCATACTCACCAACAAAAACAGAATATAGATATGGTACTTGATGGCGGTGTTAATAATATTGGACCATCTCCTAATGCTGATGGCAAATATAGTTTTGATGTTGGGTCTGCTATATATACCAGTAAAACAACTGCTTTTGTAAATAGTCCTTATAAAATTGTTCAATCAGAAGAAGATTGCCCTACATTTTCACTTGCTCTCAATGACCTCTTTCCGATGATGCGTTCAAATGGTTTGCAATTACCACTTTTTGCTATGAAAGACCAAGTATCTATTGAAATTAATTTAGTTCAACAAAAAACAGGCGAAACTGGTAAAAATTGCCTTTTCTCTGCTGCTCCAACCGATAGTGCAACTACATATGGTCTTAACAATTTTGCCCTTCATCTTGATTATCTCCAATATGATGATGCTACAATGAATAAAATCAGAGATATGGTAAATTCGCCAACAGGATTGCCAATGATTTATGACGATTTAGCGTGTACTACAACTTCTATTCCTGCCGTTGCTCAACCTGCTGATAATACTACAACCGAAGTATCTATATTAAGAGAAGTTGGTTCTGCTGGTCTAAAAGTTAAAAATGTATTAGTCGTTGAAAAAAATGCTACTGCTAATACTTTATTAGGCGATTACCGAAGTGATTCACCTGTACACCCTCCCAAATATAATTGGCGTGTAAATGACCGGATTATTTATCCAAGAAAATTATTTAACACTTCGCAAATGAGAAATGAAGTTGAACAAGTATTAAAATTCCCTCTATCTGTTCCATCGTGTGTATATTCTCACGATGTTTCTAATGATTTCTACACTTCTAAAAATGGCAGACAGAATGAAATGCTTGATGCTAATGTTATAATGGAAGCACAAAATCCAGTTCAAATGGCAGGTACCACTTTCTTAACTGGTCTCAATCTTGAAAGAGGACCTAATGGCGAAGGAACCGATATTCATCATAAAAATATTCTATATGACCGAACTCAAACATTCAGTCGTAATGATTTTAGCGCGATAGATTTAAAATTCTTTGTAGAATATGAAAGGTCGTTTGTATTATCACAAGGTGTTCTTCTTGTTAGTGCTTAAATACCTTATAAATTATTTTTAATACTAAAAATATTTTTTTTTTACTTTTAATTAAAGAGAAATAATATATTATATATCTTTAATTTTATTATTACACAATAGTAATTTTATTAAATTTTATTAAATTAAAATAAATTATTATATAAATGGAGAAACAAATCATTATAGAAAGTAATCAAGAAATTGCTAAACGCAATTATTATGTTGATTATGGAAAAGTTATAAACGATGATGTTAATAATGATGAATTTTCAAATTCAAAATGGAAAACCAAATTACCAACTGGAATACCACTTGATGTTGGTGATAGTATTCAATATTATTCATCTATGATAAGGAGTAAAGGTTTATCTGACCAAGGCGTAGAATTAATTGGGACTGCGGATAGTAATGAAGATTTAGTGGATAATAAAGGAAAAATGGAATTGGGTTATTACATTGGTAATAATTGGTTAAATAATTTAATGCTTCCGAAATCAATAGCAACGTTAAGAGATTATACTGAGAAAGTTGCTGAAACATCTGCATCTATGAGAAATTTTGATTTTGTTAATACTTATAATACATATAATATTCCTGAAAAAAATAATAGTGGCACTGATGTCGTGGTTGCTGGTGAAGGAATAGCTCCTGATGTTGTTTATGCAACAAGTCAATTTGGAGGTGATTGGCAAAGACAAAACGCATATGATAATAAAATATATGATTCAACTGCGGGAACTGGTTGGGGTTGGTGTTCAGCAGCTAATGGAACTGATAATGGTAATATTACTGGTGGTACTGAATTTGATACTACTGATGGTACAGGGATTGCTGAAATTTCTTATGAATTTAATAATCCAAAAGTTGTGAAAAAATATTTGATTTTTCCAAAATATAGTACCGCAGGACACGATGGACGCAATCAAAATTTACGAGTTTGGGAACTTCGTGGTGCAACTGAAAAATCAATATACGATAAAAGTAATTCTGCAACATTTACAATTTTAGATAGTAATACTTTTACTGGTGCTTTATCATCAGCAGGTGCAATAAGTGATTGGACTACTATCCCCAGTTTTGCCTCTAATAAACCATTAGCATCTAATAATGAAGATTTAGCAAAACATTTTACAATTTCAAATACAGGTTTATTTAAATATTATGTATTACACATAACTGGAAATTATGGAGATGAATTAGTAGGATTCACGGAATGGGTATTAGTTGCTGAAACACCAGAAACAGAATTTGATAAAATACCAAATGTTTTTTTCAGTGATTATGGCGGACCAAGTATTGAAACACAAACTGAATGGGAGAAAAATGGACCATCAAATTTAAATATTACTGCTGATGAATTAAATACAAGTAGTTTTATTTATAGTAATGCAAATCCAACGGCAACAGGTAATTTATGTAATTATGTTCCAGATGATAAACGCCTATATGTTGGTGCAAGTGATTGGGTGGGACCTTATCAAAATGGGTGGGGTGGATACCATAATGTAGCATATACAAAACCATATACAAAATTATTTGATATTGTTAAATCAGAAGCAGAAATAGAAACCAACTTGGGTTTTAATTCGCCTGTCGTTATAGGACAAAAAATAACAGAAAGTTTAAATGACCCTAACTTTGATGATAATGTATTTGTTAAACCTAAAATTATTGATTTTAAATATGATTTAGTAGATGATTTAGGAATTATAAATTATAAAAATTATTTCAAAACATATGAAACAACACAAGTCATTGATGAAACTTGTAAATCAATACCAACATCATTTGGTAAAATGTTATATGATATTAATGATGGAACTGATAATTTCGCAATTAATCAAATTGTTAAAGACAAAACTGGTGGTAATCTCGCAACAATAGAACAAAGGAATAGATATATGTGGAATTCAATTGCCTCTGGTGATTTTAAAAGGACACGAGCAATGAGTAAATTATATCAAAATCTATATCTATCAAAAAATAGTGTATCAATGCAAAGTATGACACACGAATT